TAACAAAATCTTTTTGTCCTCTATTAAGATGACGGAGAAGTTCAGCATCAGACCAAAAAGAGGCTGAAGTTTCTAGCAGTTCTCTACGAACATCTGTAATTATCTCACTTGCCAGCATTTATTTTCTCCTAATTAAAATGTTATAAGTCTAGTAAGAGCATCGCCTTCACATGCTACTGAAGTTGACCCGGTTTTATGATTATCATCAAAATCTGTTTTATCAGCGCCTTCTACCATACATCGTAATTGATGATTACTAGTCCCGCACCATAAACTATAACTTGTACTACCATGAGCTTTATAATACATAGTCCAACTATTAGTATCTGATAGAGATTCAAATCTTGCCCAATCAACTGTTATATACATTATTCTTCAAATCCTTGCCAACGCCCAAACATCTCACGGGCACTAGCTGCATAGCCTCTTTGACGCATAACTATACGCCGCGTTCCATCACCGTCAAAGCTTTGCCCAAGTGTGACTTCGGCGTTATCACCATTTGTAAAAATTGTATCAATCCTATTCATGCCAGTCAAATCACCATTCGGATCCTCAAATAATTCTGTAACAGATCCTGCGGCTGTAGTTTCGGATCCTGCCGCAAATGTTTGAATCATTAGAGTGGTACTATTAGTAATCGTATAAATTGTATCTACACCAGCAGTTGTAGCGATATCGCCAAAGTTTTCCTGAATAACTTGGACAGCGGTAGATGGAGTAGAAGCAGATATACTAACAGTGTTAATACTGCCATCATCATTAACCTTCATATTAGTTAAGGTATCTGAATCTTCTATAACTCTAGCTCTAGCTTCTTCTCTAGCCATTATTTCCTTTTCTTTAACTCTTCTAAAATCTGTTCTTGAAGCTTTATTTGATAGCCAAGTCTACGATAACTTTTGACGGTAAACACAGCCATGGCGTGAATATTCTTCAAGGTTTTTTCATACATTTCATTTTGAACACTAGCTACTTCTGGCTCGATATGAAAGGTATATTGTTCTGGGTCTTTTTTCTTTATTACTGGCTTTTTAGGCATCTTTTCTCCTAGAAAATCTCCGCCCAAAGGGGGCCGAAGCCCCCCGAGGGAAGAGGAATTTAATTAGTTTTGGAAACTTCGAATTGTGCTATTAACAGTGTGAACCTTATTGGAATCATTGGTACGGGTAACTCGAATGATCTGAGTATCCGCAACAGTGAAGCCGTCGGGGAATGTGAATGTCGCATTCGGATTCTCCACTGAGGTTCTAACTACACCGTAACTTGTGGGTCCACCAGAAGCACCAGCAAGAATTTCAAAGGTAGCTATAGATTCAGAGCTAACTGAAATTTCGCCTGGTTCTAGTGTTCCACCAGAGGCAGTAACGGTATGATTATCAGAAGATCCTGCTCCTAAAGCCGCTGTTTCCAACGTATTTATTTGAGGAGTTCCTGATGTAGATTGAGTCACTACATTAATTGAACCATCAGTATTGACAGCCAAGGTATCTGTGCCGTCACTGATTGCCACATTGTCCTGAGACGCTGAAAGATCTCTAATATCGAGGTCTACCGCATCCACAGTAAGCGATCCGCCGTTGTCATCAACAGATAGTAAACCTGTCGAATCATTGGCAATCGTTACTCTAAGGGCAGTAGCTTCAACACCACCACCAACAACTGACAGAGTTGCATTATCAACTGTTAGGGAACCGGCTGCATCATCCACTGAGATTGTGTTTCCACCATCCTGGATATTAACAGCGGCAGCGCCACTAGCATTGTCAACGCGTGTGATAAGTTGACGAGATAGAGACATTCTAACTGCCCCTAAGTCGCCTTCATCTACACTATCTGTCGCGGTTTCATCTGCAAAGGCACCAATTACGGTAACTGAGTCAGTGGCTACAGTAAAAGCACTATCATCTACTGCAACGGAAGCATTGCCTCCGCCACCACTAAGAATGTCTACCTGAAGATGCCCACTAGCATCAACTAAAGGTACTAAGTCGGTACCAGTACCATCAGCCGCTGTGTTTGCAAAGACCAATACTTGGTCCGTGGACTCTGAGAGAGCGCGAATATCAAGATCAACTGCATCTACTGTAATAGAATTACCGCCATCCTGAATAGTAGCAGTAAGACTTCCGTCAGCATTCACTAAGAGTTGTTCTGTTCCATCAGTAATACCGACAAAAAACTCATTTGTTAATGAGTTATCATCAAGTGTTGCTGAGATTTTAACTGGATCTCTTGCCATTTTGTATTTCCTCCTTGTGTGTTATTTACTCTGCTGAGTATCTACGGAAGATTGAATCTTCTTCTCGTGCTCTATGTATTGTTTTAGTTCAGCTTCTGCATGTAAAATCGTATATTCGAATTTGGCTATTTCACCATTTTTTAAATTCTCTATGCCTTGTTTTGCTAATGCTATTTTATTCTTAGCTTCTTGTGTCTTTATTTGAAGACTTTTAAGTCGCATAGCTTTATCTGGAATTACTTGTCCAACTTCTACTATTTCATATCCACCGTCTCTAGCCATGATTATTCTCCGTAAATATAAATATTATAACTTTTAGTCTTTCCAGTTAAACAATGTTCAACTACTGCGTCCATTGTATCAGTAATAGCTAATTCAAAACCTTGGTCAAACTTAAACTCTACTTGCATTTCAAGATTGGTAAATTTAGTTCCAATACTAGAACCATTATGTCGTAAATTAAAATCGGTTGCTACGGCCCCACTAATTAACACCTTATATACTTTGATGGCACTGGGGGCTGTATATGCTACAAAAGCTGTGGGGGTACTGTCTGCAATAGGACCTAAAGCTGCTGAATAAAGTAAAGTATCTTTACGGGCATCTGCTGCTACATTAACATATAGATTTCGATTCGCATCTGTTTCAATACGTCGAGTAAAATCTGTGCCACGTTCAGCGGCTAAGAGCCCATCGGTAGTTTTATGAGGAGAAAATGTCCTTTCATCTCCGTCTGTAGTATCCTCTGGATATTTAGGAAAATCTAATCCAGCCATGGCTTACTCCTCCGATTTATTAACTGGTTCTTCTAAATCCGTTACAACGCCTATCTTTTTTCTCATGTCTTTAACAGTTTCAGCTTTGAAATCACCTTCAGGAGTAATACGAGCATGTTTTCTAAAGATATAATTTTCTTTATCCATAGCAATAACTTCTACAGGTACCATAATAATCCCGGTCTGTCCTATTTCTAAATTTATATCTAATTCAGCTTTATTTACTGGAAACTGATCTAACGCCATTATTTTGTACCTCTATTAATTTTTCCATCTGCTGTATAATCTTTTTAATCTGTTTAAATTGTTTAATGTCGTCCGGCATTGATAATGATTGCATAATTTTCAACGCAGATTGAGTAGAAGGCGGTAAAGATCCGCCGACAATACCTATTGAACCTAATTTACTTCCTTTAGTCTCCAAGGTATCTACTCCAACTTTGGCAGTTTTTAATACCTTTTGAATTCCCGCTTCTCCAGGATCAATAGGGGGAACATATCCTGGTTTGGCCATTCCTTGTTTCTTTCCCACACAAAAAATACAAACTAAGTCTTTATCTTTTAATGTCTTTTGACTACCACATTTATTACAACGTTCCATAATACACCTCTCTTAGATAATCTAGGACAGTTTTTGTCCTAGGACAATATTACGCTGCGCCTTTTTTCTAGGCGTTTTGTAATGTAATCGAGTACGAAATAACTTCTCAGCCGCAGGGCGATCAATTAAACCTTTTTTTATCAAGATTCTAAGAGCCCGTCTCCAGCCGCCTTTTATATGAGTCTGATTCTCAGCAAGCACACTTCTTTCTGGGATATACTGCTTATCAATCCCACAAATCTCTGTGTACTCTCCACGGATTACTTGAAAGATACCCGCTGGCTTTGAATCATCATTTTTACAAAATATTCGCAGTTTGCGATTTAATATTCGCAGTTTACGAGCAAAATCTCCTGATAACATGTATCTCCTCTCTTAGTTTTAAGCCCAGCCCCCATTACGAGGGCTAGGATAAAACTACCAGATTAGTGCTTAGTCAGCACCTGATCCAGAATAGATTTCTACCGCTCTCGCAGTTTGGAGAACCTTCGCAGCCATCATGAATTTCCAACCAATGGTTGAATATTGCATCAATGGATTCTCAGTATTTCCATCTTTGAAGCGGAATGTTTTAATTCCATGTTGCGCCAATTCGGTAATTCCGAAGGTTTGACGACCAAACAGGAAGGCACGATAAGTATCATCAGTCGCACCAGTTCCAGTTGGTAAGTTAGTCGTAACCACGACACGAGCTCCATATAGAGACCCGATTTCGCCATTCATAACACCGTCGAAGGTTGTATGCTTCGAGGCATCCACGAATGATCCCGCAGCGCTGTCTGACAATAAGTCAAACTGAGAAGCAGGATGAATAACTAACTTGTACATATTCTTTTCAAACGCAGGAACGTCAGTCGAACGAAGTGTATAAACAGCTTTGCGAAGTTCAGACGCATTTAAAACATCAGCGTCAGCAACTGCGCCTTCGTTAGCCGCTCCACCAGCGAATTGATCCGTAACATTCGTATGGATCTCATTAAAGATGATCGTATCGAATGTAAGAGCAGCTTGATCGGCTTGCTCGTCTTGGATCTCTTCAACAATAGGATTGATGGTTTTCAGATTCAACTCAGTTGAAATCTTAGACCAAGCTCCGTATGTCAAAGGTTCCGCTGTGATTTCGGTTGTTCCTTGTGTCTCTTCTGTCGGGGTCGTGTTCTCCGTAAGGGGAGTCGTAGCCGCCGTCAGTTTATCGAGTCTATGCCATTTGATTAACGTCCCGTTCCGTTGAGGGAGGGGTCGCATTTCACCACATTGTTTAAGAATGGTGTTCGGGGTAAGCCGTTCCAGAAACCGACGATCATAGTATCGTCCTGGATCCGTATAGGTATTACCCGCAGATGCGTTTGTTCCAATTGTATTAGCTGCCATTGTAATGTCCTTGTAATAGAATTACTGGCTGTCTACTCACCTTCTCCTAATTGAGCCACATAGAGTTTTCGTAACTCTTTAATGTCTTTAATTTCGTCAGGGTTAGTGACAGGTCCAGATTTCCCACCACCCGCTACTGTAGCATTCGCTTCTTTAGCGGATTGTGCATCGGCTTCTTTACGACCGAGCACTTTAGCTTCTTTAATAGCTATATCAGCATTCAGATTCTTTGACATTTTATACAGGGTGTCCAAAACAGCGCCGGCACCTTCTTCCATATTTAGAGATATTTTTTCATCTGCTACTAGTTTAGCCATAACTGGCTCTAACTTTTGAAAGTCGGGATAATTAGTAGAATCATTTCTACGCATTAATTTTCCAACTTCAAACTGCATTTGAGTTAAAGATTCTCTATCTGCTGAACGTTCTGTTTCAAACTGTTGTTTGAGGGCTGTTTCACGTTTAGCAAATATTGGATCAAAGGCTTTGGGACCATGTGCTTGCAAATCACTGAAAAATTGCTTAGGGTCAATAGGCACTTCAGTAGCTTTGTTAATTGTCTCAGTTAGGTTATCGAGTTTCCGTTGAAGTTCAGCTTCGTTCTGTGTTCTTTTAGTGAACTCTCGTCTAATCTCGGCATAACTTTCTTTAACTTGCTCGTTTTCTTTCTGTAGTGCTTCATAACTTGTCTTTGCATCCCATTCTGGTGTAGGTTCGACAGTTTTGTCAGTGGGACTTTGTCCTGCTTCTTCTGCACCGGAATTACTTGATACCTCGGCCTGGGGTTCGGCTTCGGTTTTACCGGACTCTACTGCTTGTCCCTCTTTGGGGGTAGTTTCGTTTATCGGTTGTTCGTCACTCATTTTTTATCTCCATAGACTTGTTCCCCTTTAAGAGAGGAGGTCTGAAATTCTTCCATTTGCGCTAAACTCCGAGCGGAGAATTCTCCAGTTAGCATTATCTTTTTTAAAATTCGTTGTAAGGAGACCCATACTTGGGCCTGTCGTCTTAGTTTAAGAGCATCAACTTCTTCAGTAGTAGCATCTAACATTTTTTCTGAAACTCTTTTTACTTCTTTGTCAATTTCAACTTGTAAAACTTTATAGCCGTCTGATTGACACATAGCACGAATGGACGCTGCTTTTGTTACATTCTTCTGTAGCCCATGAACGGGCATATCCTTATCCATACACTCTCCTTATAATTGAGGTGGAATTGCGGGAGGGGCTGCACTAGCACCCTGATTAGACACCTGACCATTTATAGCATTAGAGAGACTGGGATCCACTACGTTCTCTGTGCCTGGGGCTGGTTGTGCCCCCTGTAAAATTATTTCATTCTTAGAGAAGCCCATTAACTGCCAAACCTTCTTCGCCATACTCTCTAAAGATTCTGGCGCTAGAGTTTTACCAAATAATCCCATAAAGGAGATGATCTGATTAATCTTAGCTTCCGTTCCAACAATATCAGAAATTCCAGCCATTTGGAAACTAACATTGGCTCGAATATCTTCTGGAGCTAATTCTAAGTCGGCTATCTCTCTATATAATAAGGAGCTTCTTAATACGTCTTCATCATCAATAAACTGAAGATCCAGAGCATACATCATTTCTAACATGGGCTCTAAGGTCATCTCTTCTATAAGTTTAGTGGACATTCCAAACTTCTCTAGGGCCTGTCCAATAATTAAAGCCGCACCTCTAGCCGTTCGTCCTAAACGCCCTGAATCAGGGGTGCCTTGGATGGATGCAGGAGTTGTCGCGCTTTCAATATCCTGTTGTAATATGGCGGCTTCATTAAAAGCATTCGCTGTTACATCAGGAGTATCCAACTTTTTTACTGCATCTAACGGTGAGGTCAAAATTATTTGATTTGGGGCAGAGATTAATGTATCTAATTCAACATCGGCTGTAGGATCTACCTGCCACATTGCATTTAAACTTTGATTGATGTTATCCAGTCTTTGACGCTTTAGTGTATCTAATTCATCAATCTGAGACATAACAGGTTCAATCATTCCTAAACCATAAAATTCATTTGGTACTGGGAACATAACACCACGAACGATAGGCCGTTTCTGGTGATGAAAGGGATTCTGAATAGCACGAACTACAATTTGACGATCTGCTATAACGATCTGGCATTCTTCTTTAATACCGTCTCCGTCAATATCCATACGACCCCAAAATTCCAAGAGTTCCACTTCGTTCCTACGATTCTGAGTAGAAGCGTTTAACCCTCTAGGGGAGAAACGGCGCGACCGGCTTTCGAGGTAGGACTCGGAGCCTGAAGCCTCTTGATCTAATTGTTCAATATTGCCATAAATAGGAAATCGGCCCTGCCCCATTTCTCGGAGTTCTTCCCGCGAAATCCAAGAACGAAGAAATATACCTCTGCCTTCTTGTTCATTAATTATATCAGGATCTGGATATACATCAATAATATCGAGTACTTCAATACCGGGTTGGCGTTTAGTCACTGTGTATTTCTTTTCTTCTTTCCAAACAATCTTTTCGCCTATCTCAAAGCCTTCAACAGTTTCCATCTCTCTCTCTGGCGTTCGTTCCCATACCCAGTTACGTTCTACATCCCAAAATACTTTAAAGAATGAAGTTCCATATAGAAGTAGTTGTTTACTAAAGTCTAAAAATTTCGGAAAGAAGTTCGCTTTATCTAATTGGAGTTCAAGCAATCGACGAATAGCTTCTGCTCTTGCCTTATCATCTAAGTTGTCTGGATTAATTGCAGTAACGTCAAAAAATTTATTCTCTTGGGTAAAGATAGAATTAGCTAACTTAGGTAATGCGGCCTCAATAATCTTAAAGGCCATGGGCTGAGTAATACTAGACCGAGTAGGGGTCTTAAATTTCTCAGGGACGGAGAAGTAACGTTTATAGATTTCAATCCACAGATTCTCTCTAGTCTTGCGTCTCACGTCCCAGTCATTAAACCAACCTAACAACTTAATCTGAATTTCAAGCTCTCGTTGCTTCTTGGTTTTACCATCAGAAGCCACAATACGAATGGGTTGAACATTCTCTGCCCGCTCCACAGGCTGAGATTCTTTTAACTCTTTATCAATCTTATTTAAATCTTGTTTGTCTTCACTCATATTGATTAATATCCTGTTAATGGATTATGGGGCCTAAGTTTCTCCATTCGATTTCGTAAGATAGCTTTATAGTCTTTCTGCGCTCGATTACTATATAAGCCTTGTAATGGTCTACTAAATGCATATCGTAAAGCGTCCATGGCATGGTTATTCTTATCTACGAGTTTCTCTGTGCTAGTTCCATCCATTTTTGGAGGCGCATAATGATATGCCTTTATTTCTTCAAGAGTGTTCTTACATGTTTTAAAGAACTTTAGTCTCTTCTCAATTAGTAAGGAACGTATCCGCTCAATACCAATATCCTTTACTTTATCTGCGGTCTTAATGTTGTGCATTCCATGGAACCGTCTTAACTCCGCGATGTTCTGAGCGGCCTGACTGTCTGCCAGCACATAGGCTGGGGATACACTTTGTATACTATAAGCTACATCTTTCAATAAGACCTTAGCTTTATAAAACTCTTTGAACACATAATAAATCTTGGTGTCGGGGTCTTCCCAAATATACACAAGAGCATTGGGGTTGTTATATCCAAAGTCAGCCCCAGCAAACACCAGCCCTTTACTAGGAATGGGGAAAGGTTCCACCACATGTACATCTTCTTCAAATTCAGGGTAGGCCAATCCTTCCAATCGGGTAAACTGTCCCATATAGCGTCTATCAAAGATGGCTTTAGGTAGTTCTTTCCTAGCTGCTTCCAATTCCTCAGCAGGAAATGCTGGATTCTCTCCAGAGCCCCATTGAATCACGTCATAATCAGGGTTGCCCTCTTTCCACCTCTTATAGATGTCTGTAAAGAACCAGTTCATGCTGTAAGGCGTAGAGGTCATTAAAATGGGGGCTCTGGTAATGGATGTACGGCCTCTAAGTGCTAACCAAGCCGCATCCTTCATAAACCCTACTTCATCGGCCCAGATTGCATGAGCCTCCATCCCCTCAATAGAATTGGGGTCATCCATCGAACGGACAAAGATTCTACAGGGCTCTGAGGTCTCTTCTCCGTCCAGGGTCTTCCTATTCCAGTTGAGCTTAAAAAAGTGTTTAGGCTGCTCTTTCCACTCCCCCCAGTCTTTCGGGAAGAATTCTTTAAATTTGGGTAACGTGGCCTGAGAAAGCACATTGTTTGTAGGAGCAACAATTAAGTAGTCCCCTCTCTTTCCTGCCTCATGGTCCTCATAGATCTTCTGACAGAGCCAAGCAGCCCCTACAGTGGTCTTACCGCCCCGGATACCTGATATGGCCCCTATAAACCGGGCCTTGCTCTCAAATACCTTTGTTTGATACTTATGCAGCTTTAAAGCCACAATTAACCTCTAGGAGCCAGCACAGCAATCAGGTTCTTCCGGGAATCCCGGTTCTTCGTCTTACCCCGGGCTTTCCCGAGCTTTTTAAGGGCAATGGTAAGGGCTTGCTTCGCAGACTTACCTTCCTTCCGTAATTGCTTCAGGGAGGCTTTAAAAGTATTTCGAGATGATTGATGGGGCATTCTTTAACTCCTCAGGACGTAAATTTGGGCTGTTTAAGCCTATTCTGTGGCCCCCACCCCAGTAGACAGGAATAAGGAATAATCATTGCGGGGGATACAACAGTAAAATGGTTGATAGTGAATTAGTTTATCGTTTAAAGAAGACCCAAATAGTAAGTCCAATAGACCATCCGATACCACAGCCTATATAAAATGCTTGATTATGAAATACTTCTGTCATTAGAGTAAGCCTACCCTGTCCACTTCCATTCTCGGGTCCAACCCCCTACCCCTTTTAGGACATGCTCTGTGAGGAAATATGGTATTTTCGATGCTTATGCAACGTATATGCCCTGTTTGGCTGTTTTGTTGCATTTTACGACATTGTGGCCATTTGAGATGTGGTCGGGGGACAGATTGTTGTTTTGGTGGTCATTGTGTTGCGTAGAGTACTATTCTAACAACCACAACCAATCTATTCCTTCTCTTCATCCTCGCCATTGTCTTCAGGTCTCACTTCCGAGACATCAATGACCTTGCCTTCAGACGCTGATATTTGACCGTCAGAGGCTTTAAATATAATAAAGGGTGAAATGGTCTTAGCTTCCGCTTTCTTTGATTCAGTGAGCTTTGCTAGG